GGACACGAAGTAGTGATACGTGCCGGCCGTCATCTTGCTCGTCGCATCTTCCACAGCGTCAACCGGTGCAGCGATACCCGTGATGGTCGGAACAGCCGGTGCGCCTTTTTGCGAAGCAGCTTTCGGCGCGCCCAGCGGCTTCAGGAAGATGTTGTTGACGAACTGGATCGAGGCCGCGTTTGCTTGATAGCCGGTTACCGGCTGACCGAGTCGGATGCCTTCACCCGGATTGTCGACACGCTGACGGCCGTTGTACACGCCGTTCGCCGTCGTACCGAGGACGATCTTCGACAGGTCCTTGTGCACTTGGTTGGTCATGTGCAGCTCGAGGCTCGGGTTGCCGTAGTTGTCCAGTACGATCGTCGCGATGTCTTCCAGTGTGAATTCATCCAGCGGGTTGCCCCGCATGTCGATGATGTGTTGGTTTTCATACGGCTTGCCTGCGACGAAGTTCTTCACTTGCGCAATGACACCGTCGAATGCCAGCGGGTTCAACGAAGAATCCGCGAAGTACAGGGCACGCTCCAGTTGCATCAGCAGCCATTGCGTACCGTCGCGCGTTTGTTGCGCTACGATATCACCGATCGTGTTGCGCACCAGCGTTGCCGGATGCGTGATAACACGAGTCGTACCGAGATACTTCACGTATTGCGCTTGGCGGATGAAGTTCGAATCTTCTTCGTTCGGCAGGCCGCCTTCAACGAAGAACGGAGACGAATCCCCACCGTAGCTGTCCAATACGTTGAATTCTTCGACCGTGTTGAATGCTTTCTTCTTGCCGATAGATTTCCAGAACTTGATGTGCTGGTCTTTCGCAGTCACGACCTTGAGCGTACCTTCAAGCGACTGCGGACGGATAGCGGACATGTCAGCATAGGCACCATTGCCATATGCTTCGCCATCCTGACCAGTACCGAGGGCCTTCTGAAGCTCGTCGAGTTGTTCTACCGACGATACACCGAAGCCTTCGGTAACTTGCGGGTCCATAACACCCAACATGTCGCGTTCTCCCCTTTCTCTTAGGCTAATGGATTATTCAGCCGATGCGAGGCCGAACTTCACGCGCAGCTCGTGCGGAAGGTTCAAGTTCTCGAGCGGAACACCCGCCTCGTAGCGCATGATTTCTTCGCCGAGGCTGTAGTTGCCGGCTTCGAACGATTTATTCAGCTCGGCGAGCACTCTCGCTCTCGTCAGCTTGCCTTCCATCGGCTGCGGACCCGGATTGAAGCCCTTCGTGATGGTTTGGACTTCCCGCGTCGACGTTACGCCGCGGCGCCCGATCGGACGATTCAGCAGTTCTTCGAAGGATTTCTTCAGCTCAGCGTTTTCTTCCGCAAGGTCGCGGAGCTGTTCGCCAACGGCCTTGAATGCCTTCAGAAGTGCGCTTTGCTGACGGCTTACGCTGCTCAGGGACTTGTTCACGGTGTCGATCGAGTAGCCGACTTCGTCGACGAGTCTGGACAGGAAGTCCGAGACTTCCAGCGCTTGCTGCACCGTGCTGTCCTTGCTGAAGGACTTCGCAAAACCTTCGCCGTCGCCTTCCTCGTCGCTGTCCTCGTCACTGTCCTCGTCGGCGTCTTCGCTGTCGTCGCCTTCGTAGTCCTCGCTGTCGTCCTCGTAATCTTCCTCGTCATCTTCCTCGTCATCTTCGGAAGATTGCGATTTCAGCAGCTCGTCCTCGTCCTGCACAGCTTCGATGTCCAGCGCCTTCTCCAGTTCCTCCAGCGCCGTGTCGAGCACACTCGTTTGCTTGCTCATCGTCTCACCCCCATGGCTCTTGATTAAGAGCCGAATTTTCCCGTGGTTTTGCTTGACGAACGCACCGAAAGTGTAGGCGTCGTCATAGCTGAAGCCTTTCAGTTTGGCAAAGGCGAAGGCCTTCATGGCCAAACTTCCCGGCGAGTCCACGGATTTATGGATATCATCTTCGTCGCTTTCAACGAAAGCGCGCAGAAGACGGCTCCATGCCTCGTCGCTTACTTCGGGAACAGCTTTCTTGCTCCCGCCCTCGACCGACTGCGGCGTCACTTCCGCCATTTCGCCGGTGTCAAGAGACTTGTCCATCGGCATGTCGATCGTCAGTTCGTGGTTTTTAGCGAAGGACTTCGCCAGTTCGACCCACGTCATTGTATTTACCGGATTCATCGTAAGTACCACGTTCCGAAGAACGGATTTCACGATTTTGCCGGTCTTTCGGCACCGCTCGCGCACGCTGCCCTCGATCGACCAACCCATCCGCCGTTTGGTGTTCGACTTCTGAAGGTCTTCGATCGTTTGAACGGCCTGCTTTGCAAGCTCGCGGTTACGGTACAGCCTGCCTTCGACATAGACGCCGTTGACCGACTTGCCGAGTGTCGGATGTTTGAAGCGCCCTACCTTGACGGCGATCGGTTCGCCGATGAACTGGTTCGGATTGTTGCCGTGCTCGTATTTGATCCAGCCTTTCTCGAGGAAGTACGAGCAATCCATACCTTCAGGGCTGATAACGTCGTTTTCCTCGTCCTTGTCGTCGGATGTCATGACGCCGCGAACAATCCAGTCGCCATTTTCATCGACTTCGACCGACTTCATCAGGTCGGCGTCTTCAATGGGCACCCACAGATGGTAAGTGTCGTTGTTTTCCAGCGTGGAACGCATGTTATCACCTACCTTTCCCCGCCAAAAATCCAACGAGGACAGCACAAGACGTAAGCCGCGGGATGGGGACGGCTATGTCATTTGTGGATCGAGGAGCTGGTAAAGGACGATCCACAAATGCACGTCTTGGGCTGTCCTCGTTGGACTTCGTTGCCCTTTTGATTCTGAATATACTTCCACTTCGGAAGTTAGTCAATAATATTGTTTCAAATTTTCACCAACAGTTTCGTCTTCGGAAGTGCGGGCGGTGGATCGTTCAATACGACAGGCACCTTGACTTCCTTCTTGCAAGACGGACATATCGCATACGCACCACCGCGCTCGAACAGCAGCATTCGTGTGCGCAGCTTCCATCCCCCCGAAGTCTGGTCAAGAATGATCCGCCCGCAGCCTTCGCATTTTACCACCGCCCAGACCTCCTTACCCTACACCGTATCGTTTTGCCTTCTCATCCACCCACGGGTCTTTGTAGCCGACCCGGCGGCAGGCCTTGATGAGATTCGTCCAGACCGCCTTTACTTCCTGTTCTTCCTGCTCATGCGACAGGCCCTCGTCCATAAGCTGTCTTCGGAAGATTCGTTCGTTCGCGGTCAGGAAATCCACGCAGGCTTTTGCTTCTTCCGGTGTCTGAATCTCATCCAGAAATGAGTCCGTATCGAACATCCGGTCCGCCACTTGCCTACCCCCTCCCTTAAGGGAGCGGGGCATTTCCGCCCCGCTCTGCTACTACAAGAGTACCACTAACTTCAGCGCTTTGTCAGCACTCGCCGACATGGGCTTCCGAACTTCAGCTCCGCCGCTTCCGGTCTTTGGAATGCTCGGCGCTTTATCCGGTCGTGCCGGTGCAACCGGCTGACGCGGCTGCTTGCGACTGGTGAATCCGCGGGCACCGTAACCGACCGTGCCTTCGGTTTCACCGAGCTTCGGGAAGGCCTCTGCATCCCGGGTGCTTTGGACAACGTGCTGAATCGCACGCATCTTCGCGTCTTGCGCGTTGAAGATGAAGTCCTCGACCGTATTCGGAACGTGCAGCGATTCGACCCGAACCGCATTCGCCCGGCCGACCTGCTCGTGCGTCTTCGCCGAGTCCGACCGCCGGACGCGCGCCGTAAACTGCGCCATCTTCTGCGGGTTCCAGTCTTGATCGTAGTGGATCATCAGATGCGCGTTTCCGAAGTCAACGCCTTCTTTACCGGCCGGCGAAACCGTCGTGGCCCACAGGTTGCCCTGATTATTCAGGTAGTCGTGCTTGTTGCCGCGGAAGCCGCTCTTTGTTTCTTCCCGGTCCTTCGCTTCACCGGTGAACTGTCCGTGGGTCAAGTTCGTGTAACCCTGCCGCGCCAGTTCGGCGAAGATCGGGTGCGTGTTACGGACTTCCTTCAGCACGTTGTCGACGATGTCTGTGCCGAACGTCGTGTAGTTCGACTTCACGACAACCTTCGGCACCAGCGGCTTATCGCCGCGGGCTACCCGACGGCGGTTCTCCAACATGAGCGAATCCAGATATTTGTGAATCCGGTCTTGCAGGTACTGCGCTTTCGGATTCTGCTTGTGCAGCGGCGGCAGCAGCTTCGGGCTGCCGTCCGGGTTACGCAGGTAACCGCCCTTGCCGTCGCTTTCAAAGTAGCGCTTGAAGCCGTTCTCGTCGACGATGTAGTGCTTGCCTTCGACCAGACCGGAGGCGCCACCCTTCGCCGGCTTTTCCGCCTGCGCATCCGTTGCGTCGGAATCGATTGCGTTTCCGCCTTCGACATACATCTTGTGCGCCAGCGGTGCATTCAGGAACTTCTGAAGCTTCTGCATGGCCGTCAGGTAGTTCGACTGACCTTTCTGGCCTTGATCGATGCCCGTTGCGGCCGCAGACGCCAGCTCGTTAAGCTTCGATGCTGGCAGGTACTTCGCTTCAAGCGACTTGTACGTATCATACATGGCCGCAAGCTCCGGCGATACATTCTTCGGCGTCGTCGTGGTGACCTCGTAGGTTTCGCCGCTTTTCGCGTTGGTAACCTGCTTCGTACTGGTTTCGAAATCGGTAATCGAGTGTTTCGTGCCGTAGTAATCCGTCGTCTGGTGGTCGCGGCTGCGGTCGACCATGTCACCGATGAAGTCGACCGGAGGACTCGGATTCTGTCCCGGATCATTCGATTGCTGACCAACCAGATGCGGGAAGCGAATCTTGCTGCCGTCGTTGTAGGTTACGTCCTCGCCGCTTCGGAACTGCACTATGGATGCCAGAATGTCGCCCAGCTTTTCCGCCATGCTCGGCTTGATGCCGACCAGCTTGCCGTTGCGGTCCTTCATCATGTACTTGTTCTGGAACTCCCGCAGGCTTCCGAGCTCGTGCCGGCCGCCGGTGATGGTGTCGACCAATGCGTGCATCTCACGCGGATCATTCTCCATCGGCGTACCTGACAGGCCCCACACGTTCTTGAACTTGTCCGTCGTCTCCGCCAGCGCGGCGCCGCGCTTGCCTTTCTGGTTCTTGAAGGCGTGGACTTCGTCGATGACGATGTTGTCGTACTCGCCACTGTTGGCGAAGAAGTCGCGGTTCCGCATGAACGTGTCGTAGCTGACGATATGGAAGTCGTGATCTTGACCGGCGTGCGAGCCTTTCTTGAACTTCCGAATGTCGACAGCTTCCTGCTCCGTGCCGGCTTGGCCCCAGTAGCGCTTACCGTCCTCGCCGCGCTTCGCTCCGGCGAAGCTGCTTGCGCCACCGATATAGAGCGCCTTGCTGTTGGTGTGCGTGGCGATTTCCTTGCCCCAGTCCGACATAATGCCCTTCGGCGCCACGATAAGCGTCTTCTTCGGTTTCTCGCCCCGAGCAAGCGCCTGCGCTTTCGTATGCAGGCCGGCAACCACGCCGAGGATCGTCTTACCCGTACCCATGCCGTGGCCGGCAATGCCCCGGCCGCGCTCGATGAGGTGCGAGACGCCGTCAAGCTGCGTGCCGTACAGACCTTTTGACGGGTCCATCAGGTACGACTTCTCGTTGAACTGCGCCTTGTAGTGCTTGTCGAATTCCTTGTCGCCGGATTCAATCGTCGACGGCTGATACTTCTTCCGCAGCTCGCTGACTTCCTTCGGAACCCGATCTTTGCGGGCGAAGTGATCCGCCAAATGCTCCTGCGCTTGATAGGTCAGCGAAATGCCGCTGCCGGCGTTGTTCAGCACATCCCGAAGTTGTTCGAACTTCGATGCCGAAATGCGCGCCGTGCCGTCTGCCAGCACCCGGACGCCTTCCGCTTCGACCACGCTCCGCAGGCGCTCCGGCACATGCAGCTCCAGTTCTTTCGTGTAGGCGCTGTTGAACTTCGACAGGATTTCCCGTCCGGCTTTCGACCGGCCGAGGATTTTGCTCAGCCGCTTGTGCGCTGCATCCGACAGCTCCAGCTCGTTCCGAAGGTTACCGTCGGAGTCGAATGCTGCGCGCTGGATGTGTGCCCTCTGAAGGGCTTCTTCAAGCAGCTTCCGGCGGCCCTTCGACATGTCAGCCAGTGCTTCCTGTACGTTCAAGCGGTGCGTACCGGTCTGAGCTACCTTCAGCACGGCCGTTCCGGCTTCCGAAAGCATGCGACCTTCCTGCTTCGCCGGCTTCAGGTCTTCCTTCTTGAAAATGCCGATGACGTGCCCTTGGCCATCCGTGATCTTGTAGTTGTCGCCCTCGATGGAGTAGATGCGGCCCTTCTTGTAGCTGTCGCCGTCCCTGTACATGACCGGATTACCTTCCCGCATCGGCACGTCATTTTTCGTCGTAAATCGACGATCAACCAATCGGCCGTTGCGGAACAGCGCTTTTACCGGCTCGCCCGTTGCCGGGTCGATTGCGCCTTTCGGAATGTCGCGGCGGTCAACGTACCGATAGCCGTCGTACTTTCCGCCGACTACCCGCGGCGCGCCTTTTCCGTCATACTCCAGTTGCACGTGATGGCCCAGCGCGTCTCCGATGTGGATGTCGCTTCCGAAGTGTGCCGTCACCCATACCCGGTTGCCGACCGCGTTCTTCAGAAGTTCGTTCAGTTCCTTCTCGTTCGTCACCGGTGCGCGCTGGTTGAGCAGGCGTCGCATCAGCGGGTCCGTAATCCGGCCGCTGCCGTCGACCGTGATGTGGTTCATGGTGCCGTCCGGCATCTTCTGAGCAAAGGTCTGGCTCGTGATGTTGCCGTCCTTGTCCCGGGTCTGGTCGACCAGCCGGAAATCTTTATGAAGCATGGACTCCTGAAGCCCGGCTTTCGTCTTCGCCCGGTGCTGGGCGAATTCCTCATCCGAAATTTTCTGCATGAACGGCTTATCCGGCGCCGTGTTGGCGTGTGCCACCAGCGTCGCCTTCAGGTCGCTTGCCTCTTTGCCCGTGTAGCCGAGTGCCCGGCCGAGATCGCCCCACGTGTTGATCGTCTCATGGATGCGGCCATCCGGGTCGAACGCTTCGAGAACTTCGGAAGTGTACTTCCCTTTTTCCTCTTTGCCGGACTCGTCCTTCTTCCGGCTGCCGCGGCCGCCGGTGAAGGCACCGCCAACGTGTACAATCATGGTTTTGCCCGTAATCGGGTTGCCAATCATGTATTTGCCCTCCGGCAGAAGGTTCTTGCTCGCTTCTTCGCCAGCACGAGTCATTTCTTTCGCACCGAACGATTCGGCCAGCTTCTTAAGCCCTTCCTCCGTCGCCGGGTCGTGCTTCTTCACGTCGCCGAGGAACGAAGCCATCATCTTCGAGTTGCGGCCCGCCAGCGACCCCAGACCGGCCAGCCGCTGCCGAATGTCTTCTTCCGAAAGCTCGCCGTTCCGGTATTGCTGGAGCGCTTCGATGACGCCCTCTTTACGCAGGAAGTGGTCGCCGAGGAACGCCGCTTTCGCCTCGCGGTCGGCGCCCATGTCATCAAGTGCCTTCCGTTCCTCATCCGAAAGGTCGCGGTACACGTCCAGTGCCTTGTGCGAGTTGTGTTGCAAAAACTCTCCCTTTATTCCGCCGACAATCTTGTTGCCTTCCTTCTTGATCCACTCGTCCCGCATGCGGTTCATGAACTCGTTTCGGAAGGCTTGGATGCCGTGGTCGTGCTCGTGAGCGTTTTCCTCACTGACGCCGGCTTCCTTCTCGTGGTGGAACTCGATCTTGTCTTCCTGCGCCCCTTGGTTGTAGTCCTCGCGGTGTGCCTCATTCCGGGAGTCGTATATGATCTCACCGTTCCCGGTGTTAATCAGGATGCGTTTACCGCCCCACGTGATCCACGCGCTTCCCGGGTTCTTCAGAAGAAGTTCTTCAGACCATGTGAGGCTACCGCCTTTTCCCCGGATACGTCCCAGTTGCTGGTCCGCCAGACTGGCGTACCGCTGTTTATTGGCCCGTACGTATTCCTGCGCCTTCTTGTTGATCTCGGCGTTGGATGCTCCCTTGTGCGGGAACATGGCCTTCTGAAGCGTGTCCATAAAGGCCTTCCGAAGTTCGTGACCTTCAGGCAGCGTGAGCTCCGTTACCTGCGCAGCGACTTCGCCGTCTTCGAACGTAACGAAGCTGCCGACGTATTCATGCGGCTCGAGCGACTTCAGGATGTCTTCCCGGCTCCGGCCGTAGACGATGCGCGTCGGTCGCATCTCCAGCACATCCGGGGTGAGTCCCCAGCTCGTCAGGGCCTTGTACAGATCGATTTCCCAGCTCATCTTCAGGATCGCCCGGACCACCAGCGACTTCAGCATGCGCAGTTGCTCCAGCGCCGGGTGATTTTGCTCCCGCGCCCGCTTGATCTTCTGCATGCCGAGCGTAATCCGGTTGTCGACCCACTTCGACGTGACATCCATTCCGTAGTGCTCTTTCAGATAAGCGGCCACTTCCGGCGAGGTCATCGTCGGCTTGCTGGTCGTCGAGGACGGATTCGAGAACTTGATCACCATGACGCGAATCTCGTCGTCGGTCAGACCCATCTCTTTCATAGCCTTCGGAAGTGCCGTCCGCAGCTCTTGCTGACGCTCGCGCTCGATGGCGCGGGCTTCCGGTGACGCTGCCGTGCGGTCGGCCATAGCTTCGGCCACGTTCCGACGCTCGCCGGTTCGTTCGTCCATAACGCCCTGATCCAGATGTGTTGCCTTCTGCTGGTCGGCGTAGTTCTTCAGCACGCGCAGCCGTTCCGAAGGGTCTGTCACGCGCTGATTTTTCGCCTCCCACTCGCCCTTATCTTCGTTCCAGACTGGCGGCTGCATGATCGGCGCCTCGCGGAACGCCTTCGAATTCTTCTGAAGGTATGAAGCGACTTCGTCATGCGTCGGCGTGCGGCCCAGCTTACCCGTCAGCGTTTCCTCCGCCTTCCAAGCGTCGCCGATTGCTGTGCGAATCTCATGCGGTGCCGGAATGGTATTCAGGATGTCGTACATATCCCTATGGAGCTGCTGACGCATCCGGCTGATGACGTGCGCGCCGATCGCCGTACCCTTCCGCGGGTTCTGGCTGCCGGAAAGCACACTGGAAAGGGTCGCAAACATCGATGCTCGAGCAGATTGCAGCAGGTCGCCGTACAGTCCGGTTTCCTGTGCCACCGTGGCACCGTGCAGCTTTGCTTCCTCTTTCCCCTCTTTGGATCGGTTACCGCCTACATGGCGCTTTAATCGGTAAACTTGTCCCAGAATACTCATGCCGCGGGCTGCCGCCATTTTATGTACGACGTGGCGGGCAAGCTTGTCATTTTCCTTCGTCAGCTTGCCGGCCACGCGCCGGATTTCTTCAGCGCTCCGCTTGTTGACCGGCTTCTTCAGGATGTTCTGGACTTCAGCACTCTGCCACTGCTTGTCGAGATTCGCCTTCTCCGGCGTTTTCTCGATCTCCGCAACCTCAGCAATCGCCCGGTTCTGCTCGTTATCCAGAGGTTTTTCTGCCTTGCGCTTTTTCGGCGTAACTGGCACCACCAGCGTTTTGTTCTCGGCAGCTTCGGAAGTTTTCTTCGCCGCGGGCTTCTTCTTCGCTGCCTTTTTCGTCGGGTCTGCCAGCGGTTTTGCTGCACCGGTTTTGCCGGTGGCGTTTGCTTTGTTGCTCGCCTTCGTGGCTTTCGCCTTCTTCGCGGCGGCACTCGCCTTCCGCTTGTTCTTTTTCGCCGCCTTCATTGCGGCTTCATAGTCGTCATAGTGCACGGCATTCTTTTTGGATACCGTGAACTTCGACCCGTCGTCGGCAGTGACATGATAGTGCGTATCCGTGACCTTGTGTACACGGCCGGTTTTACCGGTACGCGTCACGATACGGCTACCACCCCGGATGCGCGTAAACCTGCCCTGCTCATCCCGCGGATGCAGTTCTTCGCGCCACGTCCGGGCGGCCGACGCTTTTTGCAGGTCGATGACAAGCGCCGGTTTCATGCCTTAACCCTCCATTCTGCCTTGAAAATGGGCACCTTCACGGTTCGGAAGGTGCCCCGCGCATGTTACTGCTATTGTAGCATGCGAATTCGCAGGCTGTCCGCAGCTTGATTATACTTCGGAAGCCTGCTCATTTGTGATTTTCCGATCTGCATCCGGGTGCGGGATGTAAACAACGGAGCCAAAGTCGAACGGAACCGGACGGTCGCTGATAAGCTCCCCGTGCTCGTCCTCGTACACCCACGGCGGGCGCGGTACGATGATGACGTAGGCTGCTGGCTCGTTATATTCGATGTAGTTCCACAAGGCGTACCCCTCGGCCTGTTGGTACAGGCACGTAAAACAGGTATCCTTGTTTCCCTTATCGTCATCGTTGCCCTTCCCCTTGGATTGAATGAAACCATGCCGAAGAATGAATTCAAGCTCTTTCTGGCCGATTCCCCGGTACATAAACATTCCGCTTTCTTCGGAAGACAGCGTGTCGGAGGTCGGGTCAGCTACGATGGATTTTTTCATGTCAGCCATGTCATCCATCTGCTTCCACGCATGTTCAAGGTAACTCTTGGCGTGCGGCATCTTTTTCAGCATCTTATCCACGAATTCGTATGCCTTCGGATGGTTGGCTTTCAGGTATTCCGGGTCAACGTGATAGAATGCAAACGCATCTGCCCATGATTCTTCCGGTGTGTAGGACACACCTTCAAACCGCATGTACTTGCGGTTCATCCGCCCAAGCGCTCCCTCTGGATTATCCAATACATGCCGTGCAAGCTCCGGGTGCGCATTGGAAAGGATGTGGCCGATTTCGTGCGCAATGACATACCGCTGTGTGGTCTTATCGTGCTTTAGCAAGTCGTCATGGACTTGGATGGTCGAGCCTGTCGGTGCGCTTGCTAGGGCTGTACGCCCGTCTGTCCTGCGCTTTAGCGTAACGTCGTGCGCCTTAAACTTCGGCTCACCTATATTCACGTCATCCATCTTCTTCGTGCTGTCCGGTACGTATTCGTCCATGTCTTCCCCGCCGCCGAATTCCTTGTGCAGGTCTTGGATTTTAACGCCGTGCTTACTACGGTACGCTATTACGGCGTCGTAAGCGGCCTTATCGTTCTCGCGCATGCCGTGCAGCCATTCCATCGGGTCGTCGGTTTTACGCGCTGCCTTCTTCGCCCGTTCAAGATGGTCTTCGGAAGATTGTGCGTCTATCTTTTCTTGGGTTTCTTTGATGTGGTGTGCCTCCATCTTATCTCCGTTCGGAAGATGCCCGGCAACTACTTTCCCGCCTTTGATGTACACATGACGATGCTCGATTGTTACCCATCTTCCGCCTGTCAATTCTTTGTCGTCCAGCGACTTCCACAGCTCGCGGTACCGGGCTATTGCTTCTTGCCGCTCCGCTTCGTCCTTACCCTTAACGATGCAGGGAACGTGCGTGTAGTTGAGCTCCTTCGAGGCCAGCCAACGGTGATGTCCGTCGTGTATGTCGTAGTCGTATCCGATCTCGACCGGCTTAAGCGCCTCGCCGGATCGCATCTTCTCGATGTTTTCCCATACCTTATCCCAGTCCGTTGCTTCGTCTGTCTGGTAAACCATACGCAGGCGGTTGACTGGGATATAAATGACTTCCGAAAGGTCCGTATCGTGGTCGACATCGTAGGCGTTGCGCTCCGTGATGCCGGATTCCGGCCAGTCAATCATGATGTCGTCGACAGCCTTCCGAAGTTCTTCGTCCGGGAACAATTCGAGCAGCATTTGAATGCGCAGACCTTTGCGAATGGCACCGGACTTGCGCACGGCGGCCATCAGCCTGTCGAACGCTGCATTGATTTTCTCGCGTTCCTCGCCCTGCGGGTATGCCATCGGGTGGTCCGTGCCGTACACCAAATAGTCGTTTCGCCGGCCGGATTTCCGTAACTTGTCGAGGACGTAGGCCTCAAACGCCCGGGCGAACATTTCATGCGGCCGGTTCCAGTAACCAGACCTGCCGCCGCACAGCGCGTCCGCATTGGCCTTAAACTGTGACGTAGTCGTCGGAACCCGAAGCGGTTCGATCTTCCGTCCGGCCTGTGTGTATGCATAGGCCAGCGCATGATAGTGGTTCTCGAGTATCTGCTGCCGCTTTTGCAGACGCTGGTCGCTGATCTTCATGCCGTGCTCCCGCGCCAGTTTATCTTCCAGTTCAAACGACTGCGACAGCTTCGACATGACGCGCTTCCACGCATCCTGAAAAGGCATATCGCGCTGCGCCCACAGCTTATACTCATATGGCGAATGGTAAGCTTTGCCGTTGTAATGAACTTCCCGGGTACCGTTACCCCGCATCATGGCGTTTAGCACATCTTCGTATGCTTCCCGCACTTCCGAACTTCCCTTATCACCTATGCCGTCAGACGCGAATCCGATCGACGGCTTTCCGGTGCTCTCTGCATGCAGGATGTTGTCCATGGCATGGCCCCATTCGTGGGCCAGTGTTCCGGCGCCGGCGTCCCGGGTTACGTTGATGACCTTCGATACGGCCTCGTAATGCGCCAATGCGCGACCTTTGCCGCGGGCGCCGAAAGCTATGGCGAGCTTGCCGCCCAGTGACGCGTCCCTCGGCGAAAGGCCGAGCACGTCGGCCAGATCGGAGAATGCTTCGGAAGCCTTTTGGAGATGGTGCTTGCCGTCTTCGTCGTTGACGTAGTTACCGAACTCGACGGCCCTGAAGCCGTAGTTCTTCACCATATCTTCAGGCTTCGACACCTTCACTGCTTTGCCTCCGACACGCTTCGCCTCGCTGACCGGGATTTTGGACCGTTCCTCACCCGGCCGCAACTTGTCGCCTTTACCGCCGCCGTCCGTGCGCTCTTTCTTCTGACCGAGGCTTTCGAAGTGCTTCTCCCACGTCAGACGCTTGCTGCGGATCGTGTCCATAGTCCGGCGCCAGCTATCGAAGCTCGTAAAGAAATTGTGGAACTTCTCACCCAGCGGCAGACCCATTGGCGCCATGTTGGCTGCCTTCGACTCCGCCAGTTTCTGAAGGTCTTCCATGAGCCTGCGCTGCATCTTCTCGCGCCATTTCGCCTTCGCGTCCTTCGGAATGACCCACTTCTCTTTGTTGCGGTCGTAGTAGGCGCCAAACTCCGTCAGGTCATACTCGCTCGGGCTGTCCTCCTGAAGCTTCTTTGCCGTCGACTGGGCGATAAACTCGCGGTATTTAAGCTCCTTCGGCGTCTCCCGCCGCATGTAATTGCCGAGCTCCCGCGTCGCGCTCTGGAATTCGTCCCACGTCTTGATCGGCTCCAGCACGCGTTGAATGTTTTGGATCGCGTTGAAGTACAGGAGTCGGTTCATCGGATCGTTGGCGGCCGGCTGCGCGGCGATACGGTCGTAAATCAGTTTCTTCGCCATGGCGACGTTCACGTCGACGCCGTTGTTGTACTCGGTCTCCCAATCCAGCGGCTTCAGCAGATTCTTCTTGTTGACGAGCTTTTGCGCCATCTCCGGGTGCTCGCGCTCCAGAATTTCTAAGTCCTGCGCTGTCGGCGTAGCCTCGAAGCGTTGCGCGACTGCCGTAAGGTCCTTGCGGGCTCCGCCTACTTTCTCGCCAACGTCGTACGCGACCTTGCGCCCCTCCTGCGCTTTATGCCGCACGTCCTTTACGCCGGCACGCTCCTTGCCGGATGACTTAGCCGAAAGGCCGCCAACCGCACGCAGATAGTGGAACGCATTCACCAGATGCTGAAGCCGTTCGCGTTTGCTGGCTGCGATATGGGACGCCCGAACCTTCGATTCCGGCAGGTTCTTCAACTTCGCCACGCGGTCTTTGTCTGCGTCGGACAGGCTGTTGTACCAGTCCATGACCTCTTTTGCCTTGAACTTCCGGGCCGACGCCGCCAGCGGGTCATCCGGTTTAATCTTCTGCGCGTCCAGCACCCGGCGCGTTCGGGTGGTATTTGCTTCGGAAGCTGGTGATTTCTTTTCAGGCCGCTTTTTCTCGGATGTTTTCGTTTTGGTCGCCGCTGTTTTCTTCTCAGCGGCTTTGGTTTTGGTCGATGCTGTTTTCTTCTCAGCAGCCTTTGTTTTGGTCGCCGCTGTTTTCTTCTCAGCGGCTTTGGTTTTGGTCGCCGCTGTTTTCTTCTCAGCAGCCTTCGTTTTGGTCGCCGCTGATTTCTTCTCAGCAGCTTTGGTTTTGGTGGCCGCCGCGTCCTTCTTCTGAAGCTCGGCGAAATGCTCCGCCAGTTGCTTCTTCGTCAATTTCACCGGTTTGCCGGTTTTCCCGACACCAGCGCCGGCCACGATTTCGCCATTCAGGATGTACACGTGATTACCGCGGATCGTTCGCCAGACGCCGCCCGGAGGCAGGTCCTTATGTACACCCTTTGCTTGTGCCCGTGTGATGGCCATCGGGCCTACCTCCTTTCCTTCCGAAGGTCGATATAAAGCGCAATGGATTTCTTAATCGTGCTGGGATTCGGCGGAATCGGTCCGTGACGCTTTGCCATCTCCCGCAGCACCGACTGGTGGTTCTCCTGAATTTGCTGCGGGCCCTGCATGCGCACTCGCTGTTTTGCGTTATTGATGGCCTCCGCCCGGGTCTTGCCGCTTGTTATAGCCAGACCGGTATCGTGGTTGATGACGAGCCAGCCGTACTTCCCGCGGTGCAGGAACGTGTGCAGGTCAGGGTGGATTTCGACGCGCTGCGCGCTTTTGGCCGGCTGCCACTGGACCATGTCACCATCCGAATCCTCAAGCTGCATATACCCCTGCGACGTATCCCGGGGCTTCGCCGACTTGTCGGCCGGTTTCTCCCCATTCGCCGCTGGTTTCTTCGCTTCGGAAGCGGGTTTTTCCTTCTCCGCCTTAGCTTTCGACGCATTCGCAGCCTTCGCCTCAGCCTCTTTCTGCTGCTTGAACTGCTGTAACGTCCGGCCCAGCGCCGACATCCGTCTGCGCTCCGTGCGTTCCTCCGGCGACTTCGGAACCATCGTCATAACCGGCTTCGCTTCCGGCATAGTCTCGCCCTTCTTCGGCTTCGGCATGACCGGGTGAATTTCGATCCTGTGCGCTTTCGGGTCCAGATGGTAGATGCTCGCTGCTTTCTTCTGCGCGTTGTGCAGCCCGTCATGGAAGGAGATCGCCCAACGCTCGCCGGTCTTCTTGTCATATCCGACGACGGCATGCGTGTAGCTGCGGTGGGACGTGCGTTCGAACTCCTTTCCGCTCAGGCCGGTCACCGTGTACTTCACGGGCTTGCCGTCTGCTGCTGGAGATGCTGGAGCCGAAGCGGATGTCGCGCTCTCCTGCTGGCCCTTCATCCACGGCTGCACCGAGCCGCCGACGATCTTCCCGTCAACGATGTAAACCTTGTGGCCGCGGATCGTCCGCCATACACCACCCGGCGGCAGGTCTTCCGAAGATTGTACTTCCTTGCTTGCTGCTTTGGTCGATGCCTTACTGGACGTTTTCTTCGCTGCAGGCTTCTTGCTGGCCGACTTCATCAGGGGGTATTCCGGGTTAACGATCTCCAGCTCCGAAAGCGGAATAAGACGGGCGCCGGATACCGACTTCCGAACACTGTCCCCGCCTACCCTGCCGCCGGCGCGCTTATAGACGCCTGTTACCAACGCCCAGAACTCGTCGCCGTCAGCCTCCGTTTTCCCGTACTGCTTCTTGACGATCTCCTTCGCTTTCTCCCACAGCTTCTCGTCCTTCTCCGTCCTCACGAACTCCGGCATGCTCGTCGCTCCTTTCCCGAATGATCTTCGGAACTTCGTCGTTTGAATAGTAACCGTAAAATACCGTCCCGGCGCGCTTGACTGGAATGCGTTTGATGATGCCCTTGCGCTCCATGTCCCGCAGCAGCCTGCGGTCGGCGATCCCCTCAGCCTGAAGCACTTGGCCAATGGCCGGATAGCCGGTCTGCTTCACAACTTGGTCAATCAGCAGCTTTGCTGCCTCGGCTCTGTTCATGGTTTCCAGCTCCTTTATTTCTTTCGTGCTTTATACCCCGTTCGTACCACATCTTGTCCCGGTCGTCAATTTCTCCGCCGCAGCGTGCGCACCGCCACCGCCTGCCGACGACGCGCTCCGGTGTCAGATTGATCGAGAAATCATGGTAGGCGCAGTCGGCAAGCTTCCGGTTGTTCTCGAAGATGTCCTTTATCATCTGCGCGGCTTCCGGCTTGCGGTCGAGCAGGTCGTCAATCAATCTTCGCTGGTCGGCCATCGATCATTCCTCCTTCAGATTCGGGTCCGGCGGCAGCCCGCGCCGCGCCCGTTCTTCCTGAATGAGCTCAGCCGTCGTCTTCATGACGAGCTTGCCGTCGACCATTTTATAGAAGCGGGAGATGCGGTGCCAGCGACAACGGCAGTTCGGATGAAGCGGGATGCACGGCCAGTACTCGCTGACGCGCCTTCCGAAGTTCGTCTTGCCCGGCCATACATGCGTGTGCCCGTACTGCTCGTTCATCTTCTCCGGGTCGTGGGTGACGATATACGTCTTCGACGTGATGAGCTTTTCACATTGCTTGCACATACCAGCCGAGCTCATCCCGACGACCGTCTCACCTTCCTCGACCCCGGACAGGTATGCATCGTTATCGGCCATGGCGAGCTCCGTAATGGCGACGCGTCGCCAGTCGCGGTTTTGTTCGCCGTACATGTCGTAAAGCTCCTGCGCCAGACGCTCCGCGCTCCAACGTTCGCGCTTTGCTCGCACCACAAGCTGCCGGATGCCGTTGATGTGCCGCTCGTTGACTTCGGATATCTTCTCGGCCGCGCTCTGGACGGCGTGTTCCACCGCCTGCGCCTCCTGCCGGGTAAGCGGCTTGATGATAACCTTCCGGCCCTCAGCGTCCGCCTTGCGTTTCTCAGGAATCGTCAGTACGGTATGCTCGCGCTCGGCGGCCTTCACCGTCTCCGGGTAGCGGTCAACGTATGCGCCGACCGTCGTGAAAAATTCCTTGTCCGCCTGATTCCGAATCTTTGCCAGCATGCCGGCGCGCACCTGAAACGCCTCGATCGTCTTCTGGGCGTACTCGGCCAGCTTCGACCGCAGCAGCTTGTCAAGCGCCCGCAGGTCCTTTTTGGACAGCGGTTTGGCGTCATTGATGTACTTCAGAAACGCCTCACGCTTCTCGCGGCCGATCTTGATCAATTCCTCCAGCGCTTTCTTCGCGTTCGGTTTGCGGCCGCCGCGGGCCTTTACAAGCTGGTCGGCGTAGACATCGAACTCTTTGCTGAAGGCCTTCTCGACCTTCACACCATCCAGCGACAGTCCCAGCGCGATAAACAGGTCGGCCATCCGCTCGGTCGCCGGCTGGATTAGCCATTCGTAAAACGCATCCTCCGTGTCGGCCATGAGCTCGTCACTGTTGCGCTCCCACAGCTTGTGCTCAACCGGACCGTCGCCGCGCACGAGCGGGACTTCCTTCGGAAGCTTCATGGCCGTGCGCAGCGTCTCCAGTACGGCGCGCCGGACGTTTTCCGGCGCCGCCAATATGTCCTTCGGAAGCTTTATGTTAAGGCTCTTTGCCATCAGTAGTCACTCCATGTGATGGAGATTTCGACCGCCTCATCGTCCGCCGGAGCGTTCCGCGGATCAGCCGTCTCCGTCAGTGACTTATTCACCTTCTGCTGCCGAGCCTCCGCCCGCAGCTTTTCGAGCTCCATTTGATGTTCGTGCTCGAGCTTCTTCTGCTCAAGCTCAAGCTCGTGCCGGCGCTCCATCTTCTCAAGCTCTCGCTCGTGGCTGGCTTCCGCCGGGTCCTTATCCTGCTGCTCGTCCTGCTCACCCGACTGCTGAGCGTCGCGCTGATCCTGATCTTCGGCGCCTTCCCCGTCTTCGGAACCCTGAGCTCCCGGACCGCCCTGCGGCTGATTCAGGCCGGACTCGGCCATGAACACCTGAAGCAGTTGCGGATTCGCCGGTGCCTGCGTCCATATCCACGGCTTGCCGGTCGCCGGGTTGATGAGCTCGTCGCGGTCGTCGGCCTTGCGGGCTTCGGCAACCGTGATGATGCCGGAGCCGAGCTGCTTGACTTGACGCTCGAGCTTTTTGTCCTCGTCCTGCTCGTCGAGACCAACCCACGTAAACTCGAACTCGTCGTCGATGAGCGGCAGGATTTCGTGATTGAACACGTTCGCAAGGAAGTTCATCAGCGGGACGAATCCCTTGTCCTGCGACCGCTCCATGCGTTCTGCTGTGTTGTCAGACGAGGTAAGCGACGCTCTCGAGCTGGTCCAGCTCTTAAAGCCAACTTCATTCGGGTCGATCTGGTACACCGCGCACGCAATGTTAAACAGGAACTCAAGGAATTCGTTGAACTGCATGTCCTGATTGGACTGCTTAAACGGCGTCCAGTTGAGGCCCTGTCCGTCCTCCATGGCGATAATCGGAGCAGCCCACTTTCCGGCGGCGCCGCTGGTCATCACACGCCAGTGCCGCTTGAAGGCTTCCAAATGCTCATCGTCATACTTGCCGATGATCGACAGCACGCCCTGCGGCACATGGTTATGCGTGAAGTACGTCGTATTGTAGCGGATGCCATTCAGGATGCCCGTGACGATCTCGATGAGCACTTCCAGTTCGGAATGCCCGAAGTCCGCCAGTAAGATGTCCGTCCGTGGGTTGCGTACCGCATATGCAAGCTGTTCTTCCGAGTACTCGGCCACGATTTCGCCGTTGATGCGCTGCACATATGCGATATTGTCGCTGCCCAGCCGCAGGCCGTCTTTGGTCATCGGCTCGTACACCGGCAGCTCGCGGCCGTAACCGACCGGCGCATTGGCAACCAGCTCGATCGTCTCCGCGTCGATGGCCCAGATTTCCGCCAGCTCGCCCTTCAGGTTCGGCACGAGCTCAAACGTCATGGCGTCCAGTACCAGCGTATCCCGGACAATCTTCCGAACGAAGGCGTTGAAGTTATCCTTGCGCAGCTTGTTATTCGCCCAGCCGGTCTTCAGAAAGAATTCTTCGATCTCGACCGCGCGCCTGCGCTGCGCATTCGTCATTTTCTTCGTCTTGTTCTTGTGGATGATCTGGAACCCAATATCTCCCTCAAACCGCGGCCGGTTCGTAAAACGGGCGACTTGATTGAGTCGGGTAAGCAGAATGGCAGCCACCGGCGGCACCATAGCCATCTGCCGCAGCAGCCGGTAATTGATGACCGCCTGCTTCGCCCGTGTTCCGCCGAGGCCGTACACGTTGTACGGATCGATAAACGCGGACTTCGGCTTCGCCGGCTCCTGCTGCTTTAAGGCCCGGTCATTCTCCAATGCCTTCAGAAGCTGTTCGCCATTCGGCGCCGACTGCCATAACTCCAGAACTGTCGACATAACTTTGCACCCCTCTCTTGCCTAAAATGAAAAGGCAGCAGCTTCGGAGCTGAAGCCTGCTGCCTTCACTTCATCCGGCAAGCTGCGTCATGTTAAGCTTGCTGTCTCAAATGGCGGTTTACTCGTCGCCGCTGCCGCTGTCCCCGCCGCCGGAACCACTGCCGACTGTCAGACCGAAGAAGCCAACAACGCCGGAGCCATCCTGCGCTTCTGCCGAGATGATGACATCTCCGGCCGCAACGCCCGTGACCTTGCCGGTCCCGTCGACCGTTGCAATCGCCTCATCCGAGGACTTCCATTCGACGCGCGGGTCATCGGCATACTCCGGCACGACGGTTGCCGTAAGCTGGAGATCGGCGCCCACACCGACTTCCGTCGTGTCGCCATCAGCCGTGATGTTGATCGCCCGTACCTTCCGAACAAGAAGGCTATTGACGCCGTACACATGGCCGCAGTTCGGGCACGTCCTGCGCTCGCCGTTGATGTCGTCCTTGCGGGTAGACGTAAGGCCGCGCGGTACAGCGTACACCTGACACTGCGGACACTTCCGCAGGTCCGAGCGGGTTTCCTCATCGTGACTCGTGTAAATCCGAGTCGTGTCGATCTGCGTTGCCATCGTTACACCCCCGTACATAGGTTTCGATCGCGCTTGGTGCTCGCGTCTCTATCATAGCACCTGCACGGGGACTTCGGAAGCACAATGTTTACGCGGTGCATGTCCGCGCTTCGTGCTTCCGAAGCTTGCGTTACTCCACCTTATCATACAACGAGAACGCGGGCCTGAATATCCGACCTTTTTCCAGCTTCGGAAGGCCTTAATTATCCGAATTAGAAGCGGGACGGCCGGACATATCGGGAAGTTCCTCCCCACGTTCGCGCAGCACCCGGGCGCAAGCCTGCATGAGCGAGCGCACAACGTCCGTCGACATCTGCTTCAGCGTCAGACTTTCCGGCAGCACCATCAGCAGCTTATGCTGGCTGGTTGCTTTGTTCATGCGCTCCCATGTTTCCTCCAGCGACCGCAGCTCCGCATCCGTCAAATCTGCCGTCACGTAGTAGACATCCGCATCAAGCTTCTTGATCGCCGGCGACTCCGGCGCTATTACAACTTCAGCCATCCCTTTCCACTCCTTCAGTTTATTCTTCCTTGAAGTGCTCCAGCGTTCCCCATGTCGCCAGCACAAGTTTCTTCACAAGCACGTTCCGGCGTTCGTAAGCGCCGCGGCAAAGCAGCACTTTCCGATCCGGACGCCAGTTGCCGGGTATGAGTTGCTTCGGTTTGCCCGTCTTCGAACGGTGCGTGCTGAAGACACGACCATCAGCGGTGACGGTGTACCCGGGATACCCCCGGACGGGTTTTGCTTGTCCAGTCGTCAACGCTCCACATCCCCTTTTCTTGCAACTTCTGAAGCTGGGTAGACCAGTATTCAGGCGAACCGAAGGCGCCGAGACGCAGCCGAAGTCTCCAGATGAGCACCCGCAGCAACGTAACCGTCAGGCCGACCAACGTTCCGATCCGTTTCATTCCTGATCCCTCCGCTTCGTTTTTCTCGTGCGAGTAAATAAGTGCTGGCACCTTCAGGATACCAGCACTTTCGCGATTGGTACATATGGAACACATCGTCTTCGGAAGATCAGAAGAAGAACGCGGACTTGCCTTTCGTCGTTGTCCGGCGGATCGCAATGCACAGGTAGTTCATGGCGTGGCCGAAGTGGTCGCCGCCCGGCAGCGTACCCACGCGCTGCTTGATGACTTCCTTTTTCGTCTTGTCGTCGGTCTCGATGTCGCGCACGAGCACCAGATTCGTCACGTGCTGAATGAACGTCTCAAACAGCGGATTGGATGCCACCCACTGCGGGATGCGGATGCGGCCTTGCCGGAACATCGAACACATGAGCAGCAGCGTCATCGTCCGGTCGACGTTGACTTTGCCGCCGTCCTCGTCCCACACATCGTCCGTGTTCTTCGTCGCATCCGTCGACAGGTTCGGATAGAAGCAGCCGAACACCTTCCCCGGGAACACCTGCATGAGCTCCCAGTTCTTGTCTTTACCGTAGCCGGCGTCGAACACGGCGCGCCGCACGTCCCACGCGCGCATTTTCTCCGCCACCTTCCGAACGTGCGGATTGTCTTTCCGGCCGTCGATGCCGGCGAGAGCTTCCGAATCCTCCACGGACCAGATGTCAAGCAGGATGATCCTATCCGGGTTATCCGGGTCGCGCATGCCGTTGACGCCCCAGCTTGTGTTGCCCCAGTCGACGCCCTGACAGATATTCCGCCGCGGCAGCTCGTAAGGGTTGGTCAGACTCGTATCCACGCAGGCCATGATGTCGGCCCGGGTCACCAGCACGTTGTCGCCGAGATATGGAAGCCCGATGACGTAGTTCATGAAAAGCTGCTCGAGCGTGTAGTCCTCGCGCTTCTTCATGAGCTGCGTCGCGCTAATCCACGGACAGATAAGCTGTGATATTTGATAGCCGCGTACGTCCTTCTTGTGCGGGTAGAACGGCCGCCAGATGCCGTGAATGCGGGTTTCGTCGCTGATAAACCGCCGACATTTCAGGCAGATGTATGCGTGCGTATCGTCCTCCGACAGCCACGGATGCGACAGATGGTAGTTATGATTCGGCATGCCGCGGCTGTCCTTCGGAAGCTCCACAACGCAGCGCGGAAAATCATGAATGAGCGTGAACCAGTGGCCGCAGTGCGGGCACTTCATCATCCAGTGATACTGGTCGGATTTCTGGAAGCTTGCGTTTACGCCTACACCCGGCAGCGACGGCGTCGAAATATCCCGGCGCCAGCCATAGGCTGACGAAGACAACGTTTCGTTGAAGGCGATCATCACGTTGGGATGCATGCGATCGATTTCGTCAAATCGCACGACATCAACGTCGATACCTTCGCCCGCTTTCGGCGTATGACCGCTTCGGAAGAATATCCAGTGATCCTCGCCGATTTTTCTGAGGCGCACGTTATCGACCGGGTCCTCTCCCTGCTTCTTCTTGCCTGTAATCGGGTCGTAGCCCATGCGCTCTTTAACGTATGGGCTGTCCTTCATGACGGCGTCAACCCGGGTCTTCGAGAAGTCCGCGACCTGATCGAACGTCGGAAACACATACGCCTGTTTCGTATGCGGATGCATGTCGCCAAACCATAGCATCTCCCGCACTTCGTTCTCGCTGGCGCCGCACTGACGGGATTTCTGCATGGCCTTGTGTGGGTGCTGATCATCCAGAGGCTGCTGCAGGAACTGCCGCTGCCCGCGCAGACCGATGTTTAGGTCACCCGGTGGAATCTCGTGCGGCTTCCGAAGGTCGAGCTGGCCGTTCGGTAATCGCTGCTCGAACCGGTACGGCCTTCCGCGCAGGCGTGTGTACCGCTGCGCCCAGATCGACGGCCGCTTTTTCGTCTGGTAATCCAGTATCTGCGTCGGTGTCAGGTCATTCAGCGATATCACGCAGACCACTCCTTTCCTGATTCCATACAACATATCCCGCGCCGTAAAGGTATCCGGTCGCGGGATATTCAGCAGGCAATCACGGCAGCCGGCCTTCCGGCAGCTCCATGCGCTGGCCGGCCAGACGATGGCGGCTGCGCATCGTGTACGTGATGATGCCGTCTTGTATGGTCGACTCACAGATGATGTTTCCTCGTCCGTCGGTCACGAGAAGCGGGCGGCCGAACGTCGGCCGAGCGTAGTTCCCGTCGAAGCGGGCCGAGGCCCGGCCGAAGGCGTGGTACGAGCGGCAGCCCTCACACCAGAAACGGACGACAGAAGCGCTGACGCGCTTGACTTTCATGTACCCCTACCCCCTATGTCAGGGACCGACGTGGCATGTGCAGGGCGTATGTGAAACATACCCCCATAGGGTACCCCGTGGGAATATCCGGCGGGCCGCCTGCGCGCCGTCCTTTGCATGCCATCAGATCAGATTCGGCACCCCGAAGGACAGCGTCCCGGGCCGATGCATATACCGGCGCTGGAGATATTCTTCCGCCGGCAACAGGTCCAGCACCATCACGATAGCGTACTCGTGTAGATGCCGGCAGGCCTCAGCTTCGGAAGATGCCTTTGCCACAAGCACCACTTCGGACCCATCCTCCATGAGACACAGGCCGAGATAGCGGTTCAACGGCTGCTTGTTCTTCGGCACCGCGCTGGACGCCACCGGCTTTTCCGGTTTTGCCTTCTCCTTCTTCTCCGCCAGCACGAACTCCAGCACCATCATGACCCCGTGCGTATGAAGCTTCTGACTCGCTTCAGCTTCGGAAGATGCCTCCACTTCAAGCACAGCCTCAGACCCGTCCTCCATGAGGCACAGACCATAATACCGCCGCAGCCCGGCTGCGTGATTTCCCATATATCTGGTATGTTTCCCCGTCAACGCACCCACGCTCCATGTACGTAGTGATGCACTCGTCAATTCAGGTATTGGATAACACGTTTTACAACCGTCACCACAATCGGTCCAATTCCAATCCAAAACGTCGGTATTCCTAACAAATGATCCTTCCCGCACCCAATAGAAAGCGGAATCGACCAAAACCGAAAATCAATCGTCACATCCGCCGTATAATGATGTTTCTTCGTTTCCCATGAAAAGTTCACTCCCCTTCTCCCCCTTCCAGCGCATCCAGTAAGCGCCCCGGCTTCATGGATAACACTTTTTCACGGGTGAGCATTTTTCGGTTCCTCCAGTCCGGCCAGTTTAATGTTTGTACTATCCGAGAAATATACAGTTACTTTCGGAATGCATTTTGGACATAATACCGTTGAAACACTCGTCGTTTGATATTTTTCGCCGCATTTCCAACAGATTGATGTCACGCCGTTT